TAAACTAGGTTCGTCAAGTTGGCTTTAGGGGTTTCCAGCATATAGCTCCGTTTTATGCGGACATTTACGCCGCGAGGCGATACTGTTTATCCGCAGCGCCGATGATCGTCGCAGGCTTGGCCCCCGGCGCATCCTTACGGATGTCCGCGATGCCCGTGAAGCCCGAAGCGCGAGCCTTGTTGACCGGGCCAACAATGACCATCTTCGGCGTTCCGCCGTTCGTCCAGATCTGCTGGATAACGTCCTTCAGGATCGTGTCCGTAAAGGCACGAGCCGTACCGTCATCCGGTGCCGCGTTGGGGTAGCCCTTCGTGGAACCAGACAGGGTAGGATCGCCAGCCGAGGTCGAGGACCGGCTTGCGTTGGTGCGAATGAACGCCTCAAAGCCAGCCGTCTTACGCGCGTTGGAGTCGTCACCAGCGACGGCAGGCTGCGGACCACAGAGAATCTTCTCCATGTCGCGCTTGAGTTCCTTGCCCATCTTGGCAACCTGGTACGCAAGTTCCTCACTGACGCCAGCGTTATTCACTTCGCGCTGGGTGTCCGTGACGAGGACGGTCTTCGTGCTGATCGCGGTGTAATTTCCAAGACGGACACGGCTGGAAGCAGTCGTGTACGACGTGAGGTCGTCACCTTCAATCACGAAGTTGGTCGAGGAAGCCGCCGTCAGCGAGTCGGTCAACCACTCAAAATAAGTGTTACCGACTGAGCCGCGACCCGCATTGCTCATCAGCGGCGTGTCGGTTGGCGACAAATCGTAGATCAAATTTCCAAGTTCCTCGCGGATGCCATCAGCGGCATCGTAGGTGGAGAAACTGCCCGTAAACTGCGTCATTTGTGTAGTCCCTTACTGTTTGAGAAACATCGTCTTGAACGCATTGGCGAAGTCAGTTTCCTTCCCCGTTGTTCTAAGACGTTCCTTAGCTTCCGCAGCAGTACGAGCCTGAGAGTTGGGCTTGAGCGTTCCGGGTTTAGCCGTAGGGGAGACTTTTACGTTCTCCTTCTTGACCTTAGCGTTGGCAACCATGTCTCGGTACAGCATCCCCTGACGGAGAGCCAATACCGCACGGCTGTCATAGAGGCTGTTTAGTTCCTCCTGAGAGAAACCAATGGAGAGACCGTATTCAACGATCTTCTCCTTCTCTGCCTTCGCCTTGGTGCCGTCAGACCATTCGGGGATGAGGGTGACAAGTTTCGCTTGTTCCTCATTGACCAACTGGGCTAACCGCTTCTGCTGTTCCGCTGCGTCCCTTTGAGAGACGCGATATTGCTCCGCCTGGAGCGCGGCCAGCTTTTCCTTACGGTCCCTGAAAAGCTCTTTCTGTTTGACGAACTCAATCGGGTCTTCCGCCATCAGGCGTTCCCAATCAGGTTCGGCCACAGACATGATCTGTGACTTCAGAGCCTCAAGTCCTTGCTTGTACTGCTCACGTTCCACACGAGCGGCTTCAGCCTCAGCCTCAGCGGCTTTCCGCTGTTCGGCAATCTGCTGGGTCTTTCTCGTGTAGTCCGAAGTGCGTGAGTAACCCTTGAGGAGTTCGTCCAACGGGACTTCTACTTCCTCACCGTCCACCTTAACTTTGTAAGTTGGAACGGGTTCCTCTTGTGCCTCCGGTGTGACTTCGGGTTCGGTGCTTTCGCTTGCCGGTTCCTCAGTCGGGATGCTGTCGGGTTCCTGAGTTTCCTGCTTCGGATTCAGTAAGGCCGATAACTTTGCTGCTGCCTCATCAACGGTTGTTCCTTGCGGAGCCGTAACTTCCATGTAAACCTCAGTTGGGCTTTCTTGCGAATTGGCCCGTTGCTAGAAAAGTCTCAAGCTGCGCCCTCACGTCCTTGAGTGCTTGCAGCCGTTCGTAAATGCCCTCTCTCACCTTCCAAGCGTCCGGTTCGGACGCCTTCCAGTTATCAACGAGAGCAGATTCCAACTGTGTGTACGCCTCGCTCCACGCATCGTTTTCGAGGATTTGTGCAGCGAGTAGAGCGTTCTTGTGTTTCGTCATTACATCAGCAGGAGGATTTCTTCATCCTGTTTCCTGCGCTTCTTCCTCTTTTGTGCTTCCAGTTCTTCGGCGTACCGAAGTTCTTCGGCAATCAGTTTGTCGATGTCTACCGAGACAGCAACCGACTTTCTCTTTTGCGGGAGCCGCAACAGAGGCCGCGTGATGTCTTGAGAAATCGTGAACGGCTTACGGTAGTCCGTAAGGCTCACGCCAACTTGTTGACCGGAGATGGAGAGCGTTCCCGCCTCAATCTCTACGTCAATCGGCTGGTATGGCTTCTTTTCAAGCCACTTCTTGAACTTCTTGCGGTCGTCCCTCGTGGGGCCGCTACCGCCAATCATCGGGTCTCGCGGGGCTTCAATCCCGCTGACCGCAAGTTCCTGACCGGAAATCGTCAGGTTCCCGGCTTCAATCTCAATGTCAATCGGGCCGGTGAGGTCCGGCGTCAAGTCTTCGCCAGAGAGCGTCAAAGCTCCGGCGTCTACCGCGACACTTAACCCGTATGCAAGCGACTGACCAGCAATAGTCAGCGAGCCGTTCGCCAGCGCGACGTTCGTTGCCGCCGTGACCGACTGACCCGTGATGGTCAGCGAGCCAGCGTCAATGTCTACGGCAATCTCGTCGCCAAGCTCAACCGCAACCGTCTGCCCGGTGAGGGTTAACTGCCCCTCACCCCACGGCACGGTCCACTGGAACTTGGTGTCTTGTCCTGCAATGGACAGAGCGCCAGCCGTGTCAATTGCGACCGCCAGCCCGGTGGTGAGGTCGGTATCAACCGTCTGGCCGGTGAGGGTTAGTTGGCCCTCGGTCCACGGGACGGTCCACTGGTACTTCGTGGCCTGCCCTGCGAGGGACAGCGCACCAGCGTCGATGGTGACGGCCAGATCGGTCGGGCCGACCATCCCCTGCCAGGAGTTGTTCGCCCAAGCGCCGTACGCCCACGCGCCTTCCGCCCATGCCCGATCCACCGGGATACTCGCCGTGACATCCTGACCCGCGACGGTCAGGCTGCCATTGGCGACAGCGACGTTCAGGGCAGCCGTGAAGCTCTGCCCCGCAATCGCCAGCGCACCGGCATCAATACCGACCGACAGGTCTGCCGATACCGCGGCGTCGACCGTCTGTCCGGCCAGCGTCAGGGCGCCCGCCTCGATCGCGACCCCGAGGCTCACCGCGTGAGCCTGCCCCGAGATCGTCAGCGAGCCGCTATCTACGGCAACGCCAAGCGTAATGCTGAGGCTCTGCCCGCTGATGGTCAGTGAGCCGGGATCTACCCCTACGTCGAGGTCCGACCCGGCCATGCCGACCCAGGAATTCGCCGCCCATGCGCCAGCGGCCCACGCACCCGTCGCCCATGCTTGGGGCGCGGTAATCAGCGGGTCGAGCGTCTGTCCCGAGAGCGTCAGCGCCCCGGCGGACAGGGCTACGTCCAGCTCTGCCGTGACGCTCTGACCGGCGAGGGTCAGGCTTCCGGCTTCAATGCTAGCCGCAAGGTCTGCGGACAGGTCCGTGTCGAGCGTCTGACCATCAAGCGTCAGGCTGCCGTTGGACAGCGCCACGTTGACCGACGAGAGGACCGACTGACCGGCAATGGTCAGGCTGCCATTCGCCGTGGCGATGCTCGTGGCGAGCGTTAGGGACTGTCCTGCGACCGTCAGGCTCCCGGCTGTATCAATAGCCGAGAACAGATCCAGGGTCAGATCGGTGTCAACCGTCTGCCCGTCAATCGTCAGTACGCCGTTATCCAGCGCGACGTTGAGCGTCGTGTCTGCGGTCTGTCCAGCGAGGGTTAATGCCCCTTCGCTGAGAGCAATGCTGACCTCTGCGGTGAGGCTTTGACCAGTTGCGGTGAGCGCACCGGCAACGTCAATGTCGAGCGAGAGTGGGCTTCCGCTCGTCATCCCATCCCAAGATCCGGTAGCCCACGCTCCGGTAGCCCACGCCCCAGAGGCCCACGCGGGGCTTCCAGTAATGGAAACAGTTTCGCCGGATGCGGTGATCGTTCCGGGCGTGTCTATCTCAACCGATACGCCAGCCGACGCTAATAGCTGTGCCGCAGCCGGTGTAAGTGGCTGGAACGGCCAACTCATTTTAAGCTACCTGTCGAATCGACCAGAGTACCGTGATGGTTCCGGCCAGCGCCTCCAGCGTCACGTCCCAGCCGTGCATGAGGATCAACGAAGGGCTAACCCACGTTGTCGTCATCGTGCCGGTCAGGGTCGCGGTGTAGATTTCGCGCTGCGTCCCGCCTGATGTGACTTTCTCGTAAATCTTGATGCGTAACTGGTCCCCGGCAACCATGTCCGAGGTGTCGAGAAACACTTGGAACACACCGTCAGTCGTATCTGCGTCGGGGCCAGCCGTGTCGGTCGTGCAAGACCATTCAGTGGTGCTGACTGCTTCCGACCCGGTGTAGAGTTCGGCTATTGCCACGTCAGCCCCCTAACAGATAAACAGCGGCGTTGTAAGCGTCCAGCGTGGTGCTTGACTGCGCACGCATATAGATGTTCGACCCCGCCGGAATGTCCCACTCCACGCCTGCGGTGAGCGGCGGATTGCCGACATACTCGCCCGAGTCGGTACAGAAGTTCGCGTCCTGAATGATGATGTCGTAGTTCGATCCGTCACCAACGGCTACGTCTACGTGGATCGCCGCGAGATTCCAGCCCGTGTCTGCGGTGTTCACCTGAAACCCGAACTGCACCCACCACGTCCGAAGCGTTGTCGTACCAATCAGGGTCCACGCACCGTCTGACGTAGTGCCGGGTGTGATCGCTACCCCCGAATAGGTGCCGATGCCGAGTGTTTCGACAAACGATCCCTTGCGGATCATGGCCGCATTGGCTGGCATACCTAACGTGACACAGCCTACACGGATCGCAGTCGTAACCGAGCCGTAGGCTTTGGCGAAGATCGCAGACCCGGCAGGGATGAACAGCGGGAAGTAATACCAGCTCCCGCCACCGTTTCGCGTGTACGCCGCCGATCCGCCGCACATCAACCCGGTGATCTTGTCCGTTGGACTCGTGCCACCTGACTCGTCAATGCCAATCGTAACCACCGTATTCCGCGAGCCTCCGCTCACGAAATTGGTGTTCATGTTGATGAGGATGCCGTAAGCGTCCTGCGTCAAGTCAGAACCCAACTGCACCGCCGTCCCGTATGCTCCGGTCCCCGGCGTGACCGATGTACCGTTGGCAGTATTCGGGCGCGTCGTCCCCCACGATGGTGTCGTGAGGCAAAACGTGTTCGCGCCTGTAGGAACGTGAAGCATTAAGCCCCATCCCAAGGAGTCGCGTTGCCGTCGCCCGTGACGTTCGCGGCGTTGATCTGCTCCACGTTGACATCAAGCAGGTCCGTGCCGAAGAACGAGTCGTAAACATTCGCCGGAACGATCATGAACTCGTGGAACACCGGCAGGTGAACGTCGTCGTCGTTGATGCACAACACCGCCCGCCCCACGTAGTTCGTCTGCGCTGCGGTCAGTTCCAGGTCGTAATACCCGGCCGCATCGCTGGTGATATGCACCATGTCGTTGTTGCCGCCAGATGCGGTCGGGGCCGCGTCGATGACGAGCGTGGGCACGCCACCGTCGTCCACCACGAACGTCACGAGACAGCCTGTGACCGTCAAACTGAGTTCGGGGGTTTTCGCATCGGCAACATCGAGGAACGGCCCCACCGTCACCCGCGTTGCGGTGTTCTGCTTCAAGTACCTCATGCTGCCCTCATTCGATAATTAGCCATTGCTTGCGGGACGATGGACGCTGACCCGCCATACGGAACAAGAACCAGCACGCCCGCAGTGGAGTCTTGCGCCGCGCCCCACGTTGCCACGGTCTGAACGTCCCCGGTCGAAGCCGACGTGTAGTTACGGCGGGCGACGGTCGTGCCGTTGCCAGTATCAGCCGTGTCTGTAACCGCGCTGCCAAACGAGTTACTGAAGCTCGTCGGGGCCGTGGCGTTCCATTGCGAAGTCCCGGCGAATGCCAACGTTCCGGCGTCCACGCTCTGCGCCGAGCTTGGAATTGTGTTCGTGGTCGATGCGCTTGTCCCTGAATACCCGACGACCCCGGTTAGGTCTGCAAACGAACCCTCGATGACGACCCCAACCGCGCCTCTATTCTCGTATTGCGATGTTAACGTGAGGTCGTAATAGGTCGGCTCAGAGCCACCGGCAACCCGAGCATGGCAGCGAATATTCGCGTCTCCGGTCGCGGATACAAGCAACGTGAAGCCGCCACCGTCAACGGACTGTGTGGCGGCGTTATTGTTTCCGAAAAACAGAAGGATCAGATTCCCGCTTGCCGGAGCAGACGAGAAAGTTACCCGCACTCCGTAGCCGCCAGTCCCGCCGTAGGCACTAATGGAGCCTTCTACTGCTTCAACGATGTCGCCTTTTGCCATTAGAAGTCTGCCGCGTCCGTATCTGGTGAGATGTAGGGTCTGCCGCCACTATCCGTGGTGTTGGGGGTTTCCCTGGTGATGATCATGTTCGCCAGATACCACGAGCAACTTGATGCCGGAGAGCCGTTCCAGTAATCGCCTATAAACAGGCTCTTGAGGTAGGTCGATGCCCCGGCCAGCGTTGCCGAGTTCTGCGCCGGTTGCCCGAGATAGGTGTCGTCCAGCCATCCGCGAACGTAGGAACTCGCTCTCGTGCTTCCCCAGTGGAATTGGAGTTGTAGGGCGTGCCACGTATTACGGCTAATGACCGAGCCGCCGTTATAGTCGTAGTCCTCGCCAAAGTAGAATGAGCCAGGGCCGGTCTGGTCTGGAAAGCCTTCCATGCTGACGTAACTGACGCGCGGCGCATTCGCTGCGGACGCGCACGACCCGCTGGAGAAATTGCCTAGCTGGTAGGTCGCCCTCGACCCCTCCCAGTAGTCTTGTGCTGCGGTCCCGAACTGGAACCGCAGCCATTTCGTCGCGCCGTAACCGTCCCCGCTGGTCGTGCCATACCCTGCGCAGAACCCGGTCGGGAAATAGTGGTAGATCCGAATCCACATATCCCCTTCGGATGCCAGCGTTGAGTTCGCTATGTGCCCGCCGTAGTCGTCGAAGTCGAAATATCCGCCGAAATAGTTGTTCCCGGCGGACGCAGAGACTTTCGAGACAATCGACTCACCAAAAGGCCCGGTGATGTCGTTGCTGTACTTAATGCCAGCGCCCTCTGGGTTGAACGTCGTGAGGTTGTTCCCGTTCGTTCCCTCGCCAAGCGTTCTGGCGATGAACGGCGTGTACGTCGCCTCCCCGCCCTGCGACACCCCCACCGTCTGCCCCGCCAGCGTCAACGCGCCCGCCTCGATGGACAGGGACAGCGGAGCCGATGTCCCGCCATCGACGGTGAGGGTGATCGTTCCAGCCACTTACGAGACCGTCAGTCTCCAGACGCCACTGGCACCCGGTGTGACCGTCAGGGTGTTCCCATCGGTTACTACGAAGGTCGAGCCGTAGTCCAGATACCCGATCAGCGGATCGGCCACCGGGGAAGTCGGTGTGTCGTCGTAGATATAAATGTACCGGCCCGTGGCGAAGTCCGCGCTCGAAGCCGTCCACGAGAACGGGTTGCAATCGAATTCCCAAATGCCAGATCCCGCGCCCGTTTCCGTCCACGCATTACCGGTGATCGTCGCGGCGGCGTACCCGCCATCTGAGGCGATCTGCGTCAAACCAGCCAGCGTGGCGTCGGTAGCCTGGTTCGGGGCGGAGTTGGTAATGACCGCCTTGAACGTGTGGGAATCATTGTGGATCTGCGCCGTGCCGAGATATTCGGCAAGCTCATCGACAGGAACAAAAGTAGCCATTGTTAGCTCCTAGCAGTTGAATTCATGTGCGCCTTGTAAACTTCGCGCTCTACTGCCGTAATCCGGTAGCTGAGGGCGCGGGCGCGGTTAGATAGCCGTTCGATTTCAAGGTTGATCGCTTCGCGCTCTTTCCGAAGCTCTACAGTGGCGGCGAGCGCCTTTCCTTGAGCGTCGGTTGGGCGGCGATCAGACGTAATGGAAAAGCCGGTCAATCGACTTCAACCTCGTCCACAGCAATGATGTCTCCCTGCTCATTTCTGACAGGGATCTTGCGAACTTTCTTTGGCTTTTCGTTGAATACAACGGCAGGAGATGACGGCCGGGAAGACTCAATCTGAGTCTTGATCTTGGCGACATCCACCGCTTCGTTGTACTTCATCTCAAGTTCTTTCGACTTCAAGATGATGTCAGCGTCTAGTTGGTCACGCTTGAAGTCTTGTTCAAGCATGACCTGCTCTCGTTTGATGCGAAGGTCTTCGGCCTTCGTCGCCATCTCCGTTCTAATCTTCTCCATCTCCAACTGAGCCAACATCTCAGCGGGATCGGGTTTCGGCGGTGGCGGCTCCCAACTTCGGGGATCGGTGAAGAACGTGTTTGGGTCTTTCCACCCCTGAAGCTCAAGCATCTTGGAGTAGGTGTTGTAGAGGTTTATGGGATTGACCAAAGGATTGTCCATTCCGGCCAACTGGAGAATCTGTTCCTGCTTCCCAGAAATCATCCCCAAGAACCCCATGCGGTCTTCGTTCGTCCCGGCACCAATAGCTACATTCACCGTAACGTCCATCTCGGCGTCCCACGAACGCGGGTCCATCGGAATCCACTCGTTACGGAGACGGACGACTCTAGGAGCGTCCTGATGACGTGAGACCAAACGAAGAAGCCCCTTAAAGAGCCGCTTCATCCCCGTCTCAGCGAATATCCTCGCCACCAACTCCTGCCGCGCAGCCGCAGCCGAAACAGTCGCACTAACCGCAGCCCGTGTAGTTGACTGAAGGGCGTCAGCATCCAAGCCCTGCGAGGCTTTACTCTGGCCTGTACGAGACTCCTTAATCGCATCCATATACCCCATCAATGGGAGCATCTGGTTGCCAATGAACTCTCCACCGAGTTCGCCAATCATCCCCGGAGCGCGGGTTCTGATGACCGCGCCCATCTCTTTATTGAGGACATCGGCCATGTTCACTTGGCCCTCAACCGCCCACGTCCTGTTGTGGATGGATTGAGTCGCTGAATCCAAGGTCAACCGCATCATGGTTGACTTGATTAGCTGGAGGTCCATGACCTTATCGGCTTCAGAGAGGCCAAAGAAGGTATGTGGCTCTGGATCAGGGCAGAACGTCGCAAAGGGAACCTCATCCGTGGGTTCCCAGTGGATTAATTCATTGTTGGCTACGCAGACCTTAAGAAGTTCTGCAATGCCATCCCCGTCCATATCGAACTTCGTCCACGCCTCGCGGTACATAATCCGCTTGACGTTGTGGCCGACGTAGTTTGAGGCCGGGTTACGAGCAAGACGCTCGACGTTGAACTGAAGATCCGCAGGAGCCGAACCAAGTCCTTCGATAAGATCCCGGTCGTACCCCATTGCGATGAGGTCAGAGGGAGTCTTTTCGGACCTGTGTTCAACGTACTCCGCGTCGTCAATCGACCGAGCGTTCTTGTCTACCAAGAATTCCTCGGGAGGCAGGGCGGAGATACACGCCCGCTGTTTCTTCTTCTTCCGACGAATCGTAACGTCAAAGACAGGAGCGCCCATCGAATCGACGCCCTGCTCAATCTCTACAGGCTCGACGCCCTGCTCGTTCAGGAGAGCAACAAGAGCCTGCTCAGAGAGACCCGAGAACTCGTGGGAGGTAACAACCCACGACTCGTCCCACCACCACTTGATGATGCCGGTCTTTCTTACCAGGGCATCCTTGAACGCGGCGTAACAAACACCGAACCCATCATTGTCCTTCTGGACGATGTGGTTGATGTAGTCCGTAGCCTGTTCGGCTGTTTGGATGTCTTCAGGGCCAGTGGGCATGAACTCCACTGCCTTTGTCCCAGAGAAGAACACCCGCATGATGTGAGGAAGAAGCGAGAGAACCGAGTCTCTTACTTCCGTGAGGACGATCTGGCTTTTGCCTTCTTCCTCGTTACCGAACTTCTCGCCCTTGTAATATCGAGTAGCTAACTCACGGACAGGGGCGATGTCAGAGTCAATCCAAGTCTCCGCCTCACGGGAGTAACCGAGAACATGGCTCTTTAGTTCTGAAAGGTCGGGGGCTTCCATGCCCCCTTCTTCGACTTCCGTGTCGCCGTATTCCATTAAGCTCTCGTGTTCCTGTAGATAATCAGGCGGTCGATGTCTGTAGCCATTTCAGCTTCACCTGGGCAGGTCTCAAGGATCTTTTCCTTGGTTACATCAACCCAGTTAAACTCAGCCAAAGGCCAGTCACCGCATCCACCGGAGACGGTCTTGACGCCCATCAATCTCATGTCGTCAATGATTACTACGTCCTTATAAGGACGCTCTGAGATAGCCTTAAGCTCTCTCAGTAAGGGAAGCGGGGTTTCATCTCCCTTTCCGTACCAATGAGCGTCGAGGTAGAAAACTACCGGCTCTGGTATGTCCAAAGACTCAAGGAATTCACCGGAGTCCCCGCATGACAGGTAAACCCGTGGATCGTCTTCAAACCGTCCGCGAGCGTAGTTGTATAAAACAGGGTCGGACTCAACAGAGAAGACGATTTCGTAGTCTTCTAAAGCTCGCTCAACACCGTCACCCCTAAAGGTGCCGGTTTCCACGAAGATTGGAGAAACTTCTCTAAATCGTTTGAACCAACCCAAAGTAAATATCCCGATCTATCATGGATTCCAAAGGAGAGGCACAGATCATCTCCATGCCAGTCAATCCCCGAACAGAACTCCACGCCCTTTCCAAAGAAGCGGAAGGGCCGGGAGAGGCTAGTTGGGTTTAAGTCTTGGTCCATCGTCAGAAAAGCGTGTGTGTAGTCCCTACAGACCCATCCCACCGCTGTCTTCTCTTTCGACTCATGCCGATGGACAACCCCGAGCCAGCCGTCCCTGAACGGGACAAATTGACTGCCCCCCGACCAGAACGTGTCGAGTCCCGGCCCTTCCTTAACCGCTTCACCAGAATCTAAAGAAATGATCTTCCAGGGAGAGGTTGACCGTAGGGCCAGAATCTCTCCATCCCTGACAAACGGCATCCAGTTCTTCTGTCTCTCCCTTTCGGGATAGACCTTGAACTCTGATGTCTGAACGTCCATCAGACACATGGTATTTCTGGTGACAATCATCGCCCCGGACCCTTGATACAGGGCTGAGAACAATGAGTACAGGCGTCCGTTACAACGGATCAGTCTGCCGTCCTCTAGCCCATTTTGCATCACGAGCCGGGAACGATGACCGTCAACAAGCGGGTTCAGGTTTTCGACCTTGCGCCCCCGCAAGCGACCTAGAAAGTTAATGGTCTCCGGTTTCCACCCCGGAGGCGGTGGAACGTCTAAATCGTAATTCGACGTTCTAACAAGGATGTCCTGTCCACAGATGGACGGGTTGAACCCTCCTTGTAGGGGGATCTTCTCAACCTCGCCATAGTTAGCGAGGTTTATGGCTTCCTCGCTATGGCCTTCTCAGCCACTGCGTCAACTTTCAGCCTCTCATCAATGGCCTTCTTGACGCCAGGGAAACCGTAGTCGTCAAGGAGCATGACCCCGCCCTTCCTCAGAAGCGGCCAGTAGTCATCAACGTCCCTTGCGACATCCAGATATTCGTGTGATCCATCAATGTAGATCATGTCAGCCTGAACGCCCATCTTCCTCAGAAGCGGTGCGGCCACAGTAGAGGGCATTGGCAGAGGACAGATCCTCTCCCTCCCAACATGACGAATCACGTTGGAGATGAACGTGAAATACAGCTGCGGCCAGCCGTGCAAACGACGGAAGTGGTCGTAGAGGTTGTTGTTCAGGCTCACCATCTCTGGTGAACCCAACCAAGTGTCAATACAGAGGATATGGGCCTCTTGGGCCAATCCGGCCATGTGGACCGCTGAAGCGCCCTTCCATGACCCAACTTCGATGATGAACTTAGGTTTGGCTTCCTTGATCGCTAACTCAAACGATCTACTATGGGAAGTCCAGCCCTGCATGTCATCCGAATCAGGCTCAAAGGTCTCTAGAGGATTTTCTCTGTAGAAGTTCTTCCAGAGAGGGAATTCAAGCGATTTCAAATGGCGGCTCTGTCGGGATAGCCCGGTGCAAAGTTGATCCAATGGTGTCGTTGTACTTCAGTTGAAAGCACAACTGCGGGTCGGTAATACACTGCTTAAGGCCGTTTGAACGGTGCTTAATCAGGATGTCTACAGGTGCGTGGGCGGGTTGAATCGCCTTCAAAACTATCGGAATGGCCTCTTTCCTGTACCACACAGCAGCGGTACACAGAGGGTTTCCATAGTAAAGCCCGTGGCCTGCTTTCTTGGCTCCGTTGGCCTGACAGCAGCAGTATTCCAGCCACACCGCTAAGGTGTCTTTGGGGCAGTTCTTCTTGACCTGTTCGAGTTTTGTTAAGAAGTCTTCAGGGAGAACGACATCATCCTCAAAGATGACGAAATCCTCTGCCCCATCCCTCTCTGCCCATCTCAGAGCCATGTAATGACTCAAGACTAAGCAAGCCATCCCTGGCGAGATGAAATACCCCTTCTTCTCAGGGGTGTTCCGGTGCATGTAGAGGGTAGGGCCAACGGCGAATTCCTTCGCGTCGAACCCATATACCCACTCTACCGGGACGTTTTCACGCTCAAATTGAGCTTTGGCGTGGGCAGTACGCTCTGGAGTCCCTTCCAGGGTAATGACGTAGAACTTCGTCAAACAATGCCCCTAAGACCCCTCTTAAGAGGCTCTTTCCACTTATGGGAAACCCCGTTAATCATCAGGGCTTCATTTGCAGCAAAGGTCAGCATGAGAGAGTCTGCAAGGTCAGGGCTTCTCAATCCCCTCTTTCGCATCTCGTCCTTAGACTCTACTTGGGCCTTTCCGTTGGAGGAGAAGGTGTATCTAACGGAGCAGAGTTCGGAGATGAGATCGTCGTTCTTAGGAAGCTTGCAGTCTCGTTTTGCCAACCAGTCTTTACACCGATACCACAACTCCGCACGAAGGTTCCTATAGCTCCCCACTGCGGGTGATTCCGATACGTTAACGCCCAGAACAGGCAACCCAAGTTCTCGGAGACGGTCAACCACGCCCGCGCCAAGGCCAATCGAATCCACGAGAATTTCCGTAGGTTTCGTACTCGACCCTTCGTATTGGGCAACGACCGCTCCGCAGAGTTGCATCAGGTCCAGATTTCTCCAAACCTGTATCTCTGAGACTACATTTGCCTGTCGAACAGTTAACGCCGACCTGTCAGAACCAAATCTCGCTACGTCCAGCCCCCAAACTGTAGGCGCGTTGGGGTTTACCGAGACATCCCGATACGTAGCTGCTTCCGCAAGCTCACGAGAAATAATCGTATTGTCGTCAGTCGTCGGGAAATCGCCCAGAACACGGATACGATATTCGTTTGAGTCTTCGCCCGACTTGATCTTGACTTCTTCAATGAAGTCTTTAGAGACTCTCGGGGATTCAAAACTACTGACATGGTAGGTTTTCCAGTGGTCTTTGAGCCTGTTGTGGGTCTCAAAGAAAAATCCCGTCGTTCGGGTAGGGTTCCCGGTCAAAATCGTAGTCGCGTTCTCTCCGGACATGCTTCCGGACGCGGCGTTAAATACCGCCTCGTCAATACCCGAAGCCTCGTCAGCCAAGAGTAAGACGTTGGCCGAGTGGACACCTTGTAAAGCCTCCGGCGTGTCGGCCCTGGAGGTTCTAGCCGAAAGGAATACCTCGTCCGGCGCGGCCTTGAGGGCGATTCTGTCTGCTGTTACAACCAGAAGCGTCTTCAAGAAATCCGGAAGGTTGTTAATCCACGCCCTCGTTTCGGCAAAAAGCGCGTCGAACAACTGCGGGCTGGACGGGGCGGTCATTACCACCTTTGCCGGGTATCTGGTCAACAAAAACCAGATAGAGGCCCACGAAAGCACCGCTGACTTGCCGACGCCGTGCCCGCTGCGTATCGAAATCTTACGGATTCCGTTGGCTACGTCGGTTAGGACATCCGCCTGCCACTTGTCAGGCTCCAACTGGAGCATTTCTTTGACAAACCGGACTGGATCTTTTGAGTACCGGGAGACGAACTGATCGAACGGATTCTTAGACATGCTTCCAGACTTTGCCCGTCCGGATCATGCTGACCAGCGCAGGGTCGATCCCGTAGGTTTTGGCTAACGCCCGTCCGCGCTCCTTGGAGCATCGGATCGCCCGAGCTTGATCGTTGGTCAATCGTGAGATTGGGTGCTTCTCACCGTGAGAAACCGTCCCATGCCGAAGCATGTCCCTTGTATTCTCCTTCGGCGTGCCCCACACAAGATTCTGAAGCCGGTTGTCGCGGGCGTCCCCGTTAAGGTGCCTAGCTACCTGCCCAGCCTCCGAAGCGCCCCTAAAAGCCTCCAGAACGGCTCTGTGGACGGATACCTTCTGCCTCTGGCCGTCAACCGACAAACAGACTTGTCCGTGGCCGTACTTGCCGTGGTCAATGACCAGAATCTTGCCAGTACGGATGCTCTTGACTCGCCCGAGGTCCGAAATCTGATAGATCCCCTCGTATCCGGGGATGTCCTGCCAGTTTTCCATGCAACTCCAAAAAAAATCAGCAGACAACCGAACTCGCCCCTAAGTACAAGCCCAAGCCAAAAATCTTACTTCCCGCAAGATAGATCACAAAAAGGACCAAAATGGTCACGAGAATGGCCAAAACAGGGCGGAAGTAGTAAATCACCAGAAATACTCGTGAGGCTTCTTATGATCCGGCCATCTAATAGGCTCCAAACCCCTCTCTAAACCCTTTAGAAGCACCGTTTCCTCACGTCTGGAGGGCTTGGTGTGGTAAAGATCATCGTGCCACCGGGGCCAACTGGAGAGCCACCTCCAATCCCAAGGGGCTAAACCCCTCTTTTGCTTGGCTCTTAATGAGTCCCGATGAGTTCTAGCCATCCTTTAAAACCACGCGGGACTCTTAAAGAATACGCGCTTACCTAGTAAACTATGTATTTCGACACGCTAAATGGGTCGAAATAGATACTTTACTAGGTAAGTTTGGCCCTGTAAGAAAAAAATTGAGAGAGGGGAGGCGTGGACTGTGGTGGCAAGGCCAGGAGTCGAACCTAGACCGGGCGATTATCGATCGCCTGCTCTACCACTGAGCTACCCTGCCAAAAAAAAGAAAGCGTGGACTGTGGTGGCCTCGCGCTCCACCCGCACCCCCGAATCCTTCAGGGGGGGGCTGTACGTCCATCCACCCTGTCTACCCTTACAGTACTGGATATACCCCAAGTACCTTACCTTTCAATGACTTAGCACCAATCCCCTAGCTATTTAACGTAATAGCTATTATGCGTACCGCCATGATAATCAATGGGTTACGCTTTTACCTACCAGGGATTGTCGGACAATGGGGTATTTAGTGGGGAAAGTGTGTAGTGGATACTATACACTTAGATACGCACGCGCATATTACTGCGGTCGCGGCCATGACACGCTGCTATTCCCCTGTTTGCGGGTTAACTGTCCTGAGTCTGTCTCTGAGTGCAGCCAAGTGCAGCGCTGTAACGTCCGTGACTGCTATATCTAGTTGAGCCTTGTCACTGTACGTTGATGGGTCTAACTTGCTTGCCAGCCACTTCCTATTGTCACTGGCAACCCTTGCGCTACTACTATCTATCCCGCCTGTCTCTACCTTGTCAGCTAGGTCTGCCACCTTTGACGCGTGGTATTCCGCTTGTGCTTTCTTGGCTTCCTGGTAGCGGTCGCCAAACGATTGCAAAGTCTTACACACGTAGTATTGACTGACCGGCTGGCCAACTAGTTGGCTTACGTGATCTGCAATCTTACGCTGACTCCAGCCCTCGGCCACCATATCGAGCAATTGATCTTCGGATACCGTCCGGGTTATCAGTTGCTTGTGTTGCTGTGTCTTAGGCTGCGCCATGCTGTCTGTAATCTGTCTCGTTTATCCGCTTGGCCATGTTGCAGGCTTTACAGAGAGTTTGCAGGTTATCCGGCTCCCAGATTAACAAGGGATACCGCGATCTAGGCTTAATGTGGTCTACGTGTAGCCTGTCATCCTTTGCGCCACATTTTAGGCACTGGTAGTTATCCCGCTTTAGGATAACTCTTCGTAACAGACTCCACCGCTTACTCTTAAGCGGGTGATTCTCTTGTCTGTAGTTCTCTAGATTCCAGTCTAAGTCTGGATGCGAGTAATTCTTATCTAGTATGTCTAGGCTTCGATAATCCTCACTAGGGTCTAGCTCTTTAATGCTCTGCTCTACCCTGTATCGCTCTAGATAATCCAAGCTACCCTCTTGACTAGGTAGCCTGATATTCCCTGTTGCTCTAGCTACGGCTCTCTCTAATACTGGATTGATTGCAGCAAACCACCATTTAGCAACTAATCCATTATCCTGAAAGTGTTTAGTCAGGGTGTACCTTAGGATTCCAGGTCTACTATGTGTGTCCATCTAGCTCCTATCTACCGCGTATCACGTTTCTGATCCTCTCATAAGGAAGTATGCGCCCCTGATCGCGTGTTTTAGAATTAAGCATTGATTTATAAGGCTTTTTCTCCGGTTATCAGTATCTCGGCACATAATGCTCTAAATGCCTGATTCTATTGGACAATACCGGCATTGTCGCTTAAATTCTCGCGCATCCGAATCACAGTTCCACGTGAAACACAATACGTATATGCTCTTATATCTAGCTATGTTTAGGGGTCTATAGTGAAGCCGTAGAAACAAGCAATCAGGAGCCGCAATGACCTATCAGGAATCACTAGCCGCAATGCACAAGGCTGAGTCCGAGTATCAGCGCGTGCTTGCCGCTTACCGGGCCATGACTATCGGTGACGCTGAATTCCTGGCCGCACGTAAGGTTTACAACGATGCGGTCAAGACATTTGATGATGCATACGCTATCGAGGCAGGTTGGCGCAAGTGACGATTGCAGAAAGGGTACTCCGGTATCCTTTCTGGAATCCACCCGGAGATAAGACAATGACACTTAAACATACGCAAGGACCGTGGGCTACGGATGTTCACGGGTTTATTTACGCCGCACCAGATAGTGAATTGCCGGATCGAACCAATCAGGGCGCGAGCATCGTAGTCGCCAAAGTCTTGAAGCATAGCAGCGGCAGGCCAATCGCCAATGCTCGCCTCATATCCGCCGCGCCCGACTTGCTGACCGCGCTGCAATACGTGACAGATATTCTGTCATCTAGTGTCGCGCCGGATGATTACGAGCCTTTCCGCCGCTGCATGAGTCAGGCTCGCGCAGCTATCAGCAAAGCAACCGGAGAATAACCATGACACGCATGATAAATGACAGGATGTTCTGTCCGCAATGCGGACAGCAATATTGGACAGTCAGAGGCGGGGCAATAGACCCCAAGCCCCATGCTCGGCAGGATGGTCGTAATTGCCATAGCCGCGATTCATACAGAATTCATCCTGGGGCGCGTCCGCTTACATACTCACAGGCAACAGCGATTGCTCAGGGGGAATAACATGACACGCACATTTGTCGAATATCCGCCGCTGTCCGAGCTGCTAGACGATTCGTTCACACCTGACTATGTAGTCGAATCGTGCGAACTCACAGACAGCGAGATTCAGGACTTTCGCTATATGTTCCTGGATTTCTGTGCCTACAGAGTCCACGATTCTAACTGATAGGGGTTTAGACCATGCAAGCAATTCGTACCAGATACCACGGCCCCGGTAATGTCCGAGGCTCCCGATTCTCCGCCCAATGTGGGGCAGGCCGCGTGTATGTCTCATATGACGACGCGCTAGACAGCGAAAAGAACCACGAGGCAGCCATGCGAGCCATGTGCGCCAAGCTCGGTTGGGACGCTGACGCAATGGTCGGTGGCGTATTCGAGAATGACTATTACTGGATATTTGTTTAACCCTGACCTAGTGCGCCTGGGCATCCGGGCGCATTGGTGAGGGTTAACACGAGGGTAAGACGATGTTAAAGCGACACGATCCAAGCAATAGGGCATACGCTGAACGGGCAGCTAGGGCCGCGTCACGCGCCCATAACCAGCCTTACATAGTCTTTCGCGGCGGGACGGACACGCCAGATATTTGGCTATGGTCGCCGCTTGGCGATAGGCGCGACCCTGGCCCGTATGTCCGTGGCTGCGTGTCATACACCGTGAGGGCATGAAATGGACTCAATGCGCCTGAAATGGTTGCCAGTCAATTGCGCCTACGCTTTCACTTGGCACGGCCAATTGATCCGGCTAGATAATGCCCCCATGTTCTACGGCACGCGCCTGGAAGCCGCACAAGAGGCGGCACGGTTGGGATTGCATGTAGATACACGGGGTTTTGTTGAAGCAACACACGCTGCATAGGGGAATATCATGCTCACTCCGGAACACTATATGTCAACCTCTAACGGTGTTTGGCGCGTCATATGCCAGGGAATGCCGCTTTGCGCCGACACCTCCCGCGAACTAGCGGAAAAGGTGGCGCGACACTACGGATACACCCCAGAAACAATGGCAATCTGGAACGGCGATAGAGGTGAGTTTATCCCGGCTCCCGCAGTCTCCGTTTAATCTGGTCGCCACCGGCCCTACACCATTGATCCAGTCGCGCCCTGAGTCTCAATAGCTCCGGGCGCATCTTCTCGCGCCAATCCCTACGGGCGCAATCCAAAACAATATGCTCCGCGCTACTGCTATCGAGTACATCTAACCGTGAGTGCTCCAATGCCAGGACTAACCGAGCCAATGGACCGGCACGCTCGCGGACCGCCGGAGAGCGTGACTGTAAGGCGATCTTACCGAGCCTGCTATACAGGTATCCCCGTGCGCCGTCGTCGCGGAGATGGCGCCATAAGAGCGCGTGCCAGTGCGGGTCCGGCATACCCTTACACGCTAGGGCGAGGTTTAGCAGCGCGTCCGGGCCTGGATGGTCCTCGCTCAGTGTTGACTGCGGCGAGACTGCGGAGAATAACGACTCAAGGCTCATGCTTCCGCTCGCGTGGCGCAGCCGCCGCCCGTCATACGGTTCACACTGGAATTACTGGGACACTTCATACTCGGCACTTGCCGGAACTTTCCAGCGCTGCCACCCTGGCCGTGTACGTTTCGATCAGTTCTTGGAGTTCTGCTCGTGTCCACTTTTTAGTCTCGTGCTTTTTGCTCAGTAGCTCGTTAAAGGCGTCTAAACCGTAACGATCAATGATCGCTTTGCCAAACTCGTCCTGTTTCCCCCCGTGGTACAGGTTATCGCTCACACACTGGGCGGCTGTATTCCGCTCGTCCCATCTTACGGCCATATACTGACGCTTCACCCAATGCCCGCAGTGAACCTCAGACCAATGGAACCGCTTACCACACGTCACACAGGAAATGTTCCCCTCATTGTCCGCGTCCCTCATGCGGATGAACCGTGAGTAGATACGATCCAGCTTGTTCACTAACGCTCGCGTGGTGTCGGTCTTGCGACCCTTCATAACGCGCTTCTTATGCATAATCTATTGCTTCTTGCACAAGATCACGCACCAGAACGATTGTCTCTTCAGACTTACTGGTGTCTCGTTCGCACGGATTTTCCGCGTGGCTGGCCCCACAGTGCGGGCAGAAATCCCATTCAATTTCTTGCTCTTCGCCGCAGGATACGCAGCAAATACCTATCTCCTCAAATACAGTCCAGCCTTGAGATTCCAGCGCCTCACACAGAAACAGCGCCTGCGCATCAGTAAATCTCGCGCTTGCTGCGCGGCCCTTCATGCCCGATTTCTTGGGCTTCACACGCCAGCCCTCCGCGTACTCTCCTGGGTCCGCCACATATTGATGAGGATATCCGCGCTCTGCCTTTGGTAACGCAAGGTTTTATACTCAATCTCCGCCCTCGTCACATCCCCCAGCGCAGCGAGATACTTCGGCTCAGTCTTGGCCTTAGCCTCGCGCTCCCTGATATTTGATCCGGTGGCCTCAAGGAATCCCAGTTGTTCCTGAATGTCCGCTCGCTGCTCCGCGTGCCTTAACTCACCTTCAAGCAAAGCTAACTTGTGGTCGGAGTCCACCAGAAAATCCAGCGCCTTCTCTGCCCTGTCAGACGGGATCATCGCTCGCTCAGATGCTCAATGACGCGAGCTACCACGAACGCACGGTCAACTTCGTACTCCGCAGCGAGGAACTTGATTAAGTTATCCAACACCGTGGTCAGGCTGGCGTCGTAAATATCCACGGTATGCACGCCTTCGGTCTGCTCGTCTTCGATACGCCAGTCTGAGGACAGTTGAATGTGGTGGGCGTATTCGTGGTCAATCATGGTTAGCCTCCAAATTTACGTTCAAGGTAGGACATGGACAGCGGCATCACGTCGTAGTCGCCGTCTTTGACTTCATTCAGGACGATGATTCCTCGCCACTCGTTATTACACTGAGGACCACGGTAGCCCTCATCATGGAGGTAGAAACTCCCGGCCACGAGTCCATGTCTGCGTACCGAACCTGGGTACTGTT